TGAGGATCAGGTGAGGTTCCTGTGCATCGGCAGAAAGATATCGCTCAGGCTGTGCTTCAGTCTGGTAGCTGACGGTCAACTCCGGGTAGCTCTCACGGAGACGAAGCAAAATGTCCGGCACAAGGAACTCTGCCAGAGAGATATGACTGTAAACATCCACTTTTTTCAAGGAAGTGACAGTGCCCAGTTCCAGCCAGCCATTATACAGGGCAATCACCTGACGTGCCTGCGGCAGGATGGTCTCGCCTGCGATCGTCAGCCGGATGCCGGAGCTTGTGCGTGTGAACAGCTGGACTCCCAGTTCCTGTTCCATGGACTGGAGGGACTTCGTCAGACTGGGCTGCGCCAGATAGAGTTTCTGGGCGGCAGCCCGGATGGAACCTGCCTCTGCGACAGCAATGAAATATTCGAGCGTTGTGATCTTCATACAAAAAATGCCTTCTATTCTGTGTGTATTGCGGTAGGATATTGCTTTTTTTCATAGCCCACAAAAATTTATGTATTATACAAATATTCTTCATTAGGACAAACATGATAACTATATCAGCAGGGGCCTCCGGGCTCCTGCTTTCTTTCTGTTCTGCCGTCGTTTCGTGCATAATGCCGCAAAAAGCGTCATCCTCAAAAACTTTTTGCCACAAATTGCCAGATTTTACTTGACATTGTCCCTTTTAGGGTCTATAATGAGGGTACAAGAAAACGATATGACCCAAAACGGGTAGGAGGACAAAAAGATGTTTGAAGTGACCTATCAGGAAGTAAACAAGCGCGACGAAGTCGTCACCAAGCGCAAGTCTTTCAAGACTGCTGCCGCCCGCGACAAGTTCGTCGAGAGAGCATCCCAGAAGGACAACTTCCTTTGTGTTCTCGCTTACGCTGGTTAATGGAGGTGCTCAAGATGTTCAAGAAAATCGTGAAATCCATCGCCGCCATCAAGACCGAGAACGACCGCGACAATTGCTACTGGCAGATTGACCGCGCGTTCGAGGAAGAGCGCATCTCCTTTGAGGACCACGAGCTCCTCTACGGTCTGGCCGGTATGGTTGAGGTCGCTTAATTTTTTTGCTTTTGTGTGTCCCTTTTAGGGACGTTTAGCAAGCAGTGAGACCCGTTTCGGGTAGGAGGTTTTTATGGAGCTCTACAAGTACACCGGCAGCGTTGCCGTCCTGACCGTTCGTTTCGGCAAGGCCGAGACCGTCACCCTCTACGACAGCTACGACGAC